GGACACATGCCTATGACAACAACCTAGAAATTGGTTGCCTCTTACCTAGAGATGGCTGGCCTATTCCTCCTTATCCAAAGCACTTGGATGAAGAAGACTTAGGTGTACTCAAGTGGAGAAAGACTGCCAAGATTCTCCATGAAAAGAATGATCGGACTAGGAACACACGCATAGCAAACGCAAAGATTCTTTGGGTTGCTCGCAGGTTCGAAGAGGAGGAGGAAATATTCTTTCCAACTTCTATGGATTGGAGAGGAAGATTTTATTACCGACCTCCCTATCTAAATCCGCAAGGCAATGATGTATCTAGGTCGCTGCTTCTCTTTGCTAAATCAAAACCAATTACTGAAGAGAGTCATGTTGACTGGCTACGAATACATGGAGCTAATCTCTATGGTCTCAAGTCAGATTGGCAGACTCGCATTGATTGGGTAAAGCAAAGAGAACAGCTCATCATTGGAGCTGGCAATGACCCTTGGTTGAACAGTGAGTTCTGGATGAGAGCTGATAAGCCTTGGAGTTTCTTAGCTTTCTGTCGTGAGTATTGCAACTTCAGTAGACAGGGATGGGGGTATGAATGTGCCCTGCCCATAATGCTGGACTGCACATGCTCAGGTATCCAACATTTTGCTGGGATATTGAGATCAGAAGTCCTTGGAGCTGAGGTTAATCTCTATCCAAGTGATAAGCCTCAAGATATCTATGCAACTGTCATCACCAAAGTCAATGAACATCTAAGAGATTGCACTGATGATCGAGCTAGGAAGTGGCTGATGCTGCAACCTGATCGTTCATTAGCTAAGCCATGTGTAATGACCACTCCTTATGCAGCTAGTCGAACAGCGTTCTATTACTACGCCTATGACTGGGCACAGAAGAGAGCTAAGGACATGTATGGACATGGATCTTGGACAGTTCAGAAGGGATGTATGACAACCATGCACTTCATGGCCAACATCCTTCATAAAGAATCAACCAAGGTGATTGCTCCAGCAGTAGAAGCCATGAATTATTTCAAGGCTATAGGTCTACGAGCTGGTAAAGAGAACAAGCCGCTGCAATGGAGATCCCCTAGTGGATTACTAGTGCAACAGCAGTATCAGAATCAAAGAGAATCTAGGATTCGTCTTAGATATCTCTCAGATGTCTCTCTTGATATACGGACAGCAGTCGAAACCCCAGGTCTAGACAAGACTCGGATGGCTAACGCTTTAAGTGCAAACATTTTGCATAGTTTCGACTCAAGTCACATGGCAATGGCATCTATCCTTGCTAGAAAGAGAGACCCCACCACAAACATAGGAGGTGTGCATGATTGCTTTGCCACCGATCCTGCAAGCATGAGCAAGCTAAGGGATTCTGTTAGGCAGAGCTTTGCTGATCTATATCAAACAGATTGGCTTACACAAATCAAATCAAAGCTCGAATCACAAATTACAAACACCGAGGATCTACCACCTGAGCCTCAGCTTGGAAAGTTAGATCCAACTATCACAAAATCATCAACCTATTTCATCACATGATTAAATCAGAAGTACTAAACCTTACAACACCTCGATGCGGATTTGAATTTGCCTGGTTAGTAGAGGCAGATACAAAATTTGAAACGCCAGGGGTATGGAAAGTTAATTGCCTGATCCCAGCTGATAAGGCAGCCGAAATTGAAGAGCAACTCTCTGGATTATTAGACAGATGGAAAGCTCAACTAAAAGCAGCTGAACCTACTACGAAATTCAAACTTGCCAACATGCCTTGGTCTTATGAAGAGCGTGATGGTAATCCAGTCTTTGTAATCAAGGCCAAGATGAGAGTCGGAGGCATTAACAAAGACAAAAAGCAATGGAGCAATAGACCTCCCGTTTTGCAGAACGCCAAAGGTCAACCCATGACCGAGGAAGAGAAGCAAAAGGTAAGCAAGATGGGGCCTGGAACAGAAGGCCAAGTCTTCTTACGTTGCTCTGGCTACTCAGGAAACTTTGGAGTCGGTATCAAGATTCAACCTGAAGCTGCCATTATTTATAAGCATGTCGAATACTCAAAAAGTTCTACGAGCTACGGATTTCAGGTCGAAGAATCCACGAGCGAACCTGCCACTTGTACGCCAACAAGCGTATCGTCGGGGGACGAGTTCTAAATACAGAAGTAAGTTCGAGGCCCGCTTAGCGGCGGGTCTCACTGATAAAAAAGTCAGCTTCACTTATGAAGATATGACCTTGCCTTACATCATTGAGGCAGATTATCGACCTGACTTTATTCTGGACAACGGAGTAATTATTGAGGCTAAAGGTTTCTTTGCTCCGATGGATAGAAGGAAGATGCTTGCTGTTAAGAAGCAACATCCTGACCTAGATATCCGCTTGTGTTTTCAGAACGCAAAAGACAAGATCAGCCGAGCCAAGAGATCCATTACTTATGGCCAATGGGCCACACGACATGGATTCAAATGGGCTAGTGGCAGTATTCCCCCTGAGTGGTATCAATGACACCTATTACATCAAGCAAACAAATCAGAGTACGAGGAACAAAGTCAGTAGTTCTCGAAGACTATGCCCTGATTGAAAAGACTGATCGTGCAGGTAACGATGGCAAGAACATCAAGTGCCCTCACTGTGGTTGCATCGTTAGGATCAATAACCTCAGGTGGAAGAAGAAAGAATGCAAGTCATGTCGAACAACCATTACTAAATATGAATGGCTTATCGATCAACTTGATACTTGGAGAACTCCAAGATGAATACACAACAACGCATCGAAGTAGCTAAACAACGAATCAAGGAGCTCGAACTCCTAATCCACCACTGGAGGAAACATGAAAAGCAAAAAGAAAGAACCTGAAGTATGGCTTGACACTGCTCAAGTCATGTTCGGTTGGAACAGCAAAGTAGCAAGTGAGTATTACAAAAAGAATCCAGATGCAAAGTTACCTCCCTCTTGGATAAGAAAGAAAAAAGATGTTGCTCTACCACTGGGAGAAAGCCAATGAGTCTAGAAGTACAAGTTCACATGACCCCAAGCACACTGGGTGATTACTACACGATCACATGGAAGAGAGACCCTGCACCTAAAGGAGAAGAGAATGGTAAGTGCCGTGTCTGCACAGGCAGAGATGACTTTGCTAATGACGGCCTACCTGAAGATGTCCTTCAAGTAGTAAGGGAAGTACGGGATGCAAAAAAGTAAATACCTGAGGCATGAGCCATGCCCTGAATGTGGCAGCAAGGATAACCTCGCTGTCTTTGATGATGGACATGCTCACTGCTTTGGATGCGACTACCAGTACCAACCATCAAAAGAAAAAAAACCAAGACCAATGCCAACCTCACCACCAAGACAAGTATCACCACTAATTAAATTCATCAAACCAAGTGCATTAAAAAAGCGTGGCATCACAGAAGAAACAGTTGGTCGCTTCCCTTATGGCATCGCTGAATATCACAACCAACCTGTTCAAGTTGCTAACTACCACGATCATTTAGGTAGACCATGTGCTCAACATGTGAGATTTAAAGATAAGAAATTCATTTGGCTAGGTGATACCAGCAAGATGATGCTCTTTTCTCAACACACATGGAGACAAACAAACCAAGGTAATACTTTCGTTGTTATTACTGAGGGAGAGATAGATGCAATGTCTGTTTCTCAAGTACAAGGAAACAAATTTCCTGTTGTGTCACTGCCAAACGGAGCTCAATCAGTTAAAAAGTATTTATCCACTCCTGAAGTACAGAAATGGTTAAACACTTTTGTTCGGATTGTCCTTTGTTTGGATACGGATGAGCCTGGCATGGCTGCTGCCGAGAAAGCACTTGAAGTCTTACCTCTTGGTAAAGCAGCTATCTGTCGATTACCAAGAAAAGATGCTAATGAAATGCTCCTCGCAGGAGAGGGGGAAGAACTTAGGGACTTGCTTTGGAAAGCAACACCTGCAAGACCTGATTCAATCATACAAGCCGCTGACCAGTGGGAAGCTCTAATAAAACCAGGAGCTGCCTCTGTCTGCCAATACCCTTGGCCTAAGTTGAACGATGCAACGAAGGGATATCGCAAGGGCGAGATGGTGACAGTCTGTGCAGGATCAGGAACAGGTAAAAGTTCCATGTGCAGAGAGCTAGCCCATCACTTTCTAAGGAACCAAATGAAAGTGGGGTACATAGCACTCGAAGAAAGTATTCAACGAACACTGCAAGGAATAATCGGAGTTGAGTTATCAAGACCTCTACATTTTGAAGAGAATCTTTCTGAAGATGCAGAGCTTAAGGATGCCTTTGACCGATTACTTGGAACTGGTCGCCTCTTTTTATACGACCACTTTGGATCAATAGATCCTGATCGCTTAGTTGAACAGATTCAATATCTAGCTACAGCTGAGGGAGTTGATGTCGTTATCCTCGATCACTTGACCATAGTTATTTCTGGTATCAGTGATCTGGATGAGAGGCGAGCACTCGACGTTACCTGTACCAAGCTGCGACAAGTAGTAGAAAGTACAGGCGTTGGTCTCATAGTTGTCTCACACTTGAGACGACCTGAAGGTAAAGGACATGAAGAAGGAACTCAAGTTTCTCTCTCGCACTTAAGAAGCTCACATTCCGTAGCCCAGTTAAGTGACTTAGTCCTTGCCGCCGAAAGAAACCAACAGGGAGATCCAGCTGAGAGATCAGAACTCCAACTGCGACTCCTGAAAAATCGCTTTAGTGGGGTCACTGGCCCTATGGACAAGCTGCTTTACGACCAGCAAACAGGTCGATTAAAACTACCTCTATTCGCACTATGACTTTATTAATTGATTCTGATTGGCTGTGCTACAGCTCATGTTGTGCATGTGAAAAAGATGTTAGATGGAATAAGGATCTCCATTCTCTTTGGTGTAGCGAGGAAGAAGTACTTGATCTAATTGATGATCGAGTCAAGCATTATCAATCTATCGCTGATGATAAAGGCCCAGTCATCATGTGCTTCTCTGACTATCCAACCTTCAGGCATGGCATCTATCAAGAGTACAAAACCAACCGACTAGGGAAGCGTAAGCCTCTTGCTCTTAAGGATGTAAGAGAAAAAATTGCAGAAAAATATAAAGCAATTAGCTTCGATGGTTTAGAAGGTGATGATGTTATGTCCCTTCTCGCAACTGGAGATAGATATGAAGATGCAATCATCGTCTCTCCTGATAAGGATATGAGAGGAGTGCCTTGCAGATTGCTAGCTAAAGATGAGATTGAATTAATTACCACCAAGAAAGCTGATCGACACTGGATGCTTCAGACTTTGAGTGGAGACTCGACGGATAATATACAAGGACTAATCGGAGTGGGCCCAGTTACAGCAGAAAAGATTCTTGGTGATGCAGATTCTTTCGAGGAACTATGGGCCAAGGTTCATTCTGCTTATGTCAAAAAGAAAAAGACTTATGCTGATGCAGTCCTAACTGCAAGGTTGACTCGCATCCTTAGAGATGGAGAGTACAACCATGTGACAGGAGAAGTAAAACTTTGGGAGCCAGCAATATGAATGATGATGAAATGCTCTGGCCTCCGATAGACGAGGTGCTCATCCGTCGTTTAAAAGAAGTTTATCCAGACAAATGTCCTTCCATTGATACTCCTGATCGAGAGATATGGAGGTACTTAGGTCAAGTCGAATTGGTAAGAATGCTTGAATCCGTCTACACTGAGCAAAATAAACTTAGCGAGGATTGATTCATGTGCGGAGGCGGCGGAGGCGGCGGAGGTTCAGGCTCTGGAGAAAGCTTAGACCTCCAGAGACAATCTCTCGCATTATCTAAAGAACAATTCGCTGAGAGTAAAAGGCAGTGGACTAAATCTTTTAGTTGGCAACAGCAAAGGGCAGATGAACAGAAAAGAGCAGCTCAAGCTAGAGCTGGTAAAGGCCCAGTAAGAACTGCTGAATATGCTGCCTCTGCTTTAGGGGATAGGTCTGCCCTTGGCTTTGGTAAAGATAGATTGAAGAGAGATGTAACAGGTAAGGGCCTCGCAATTGTTTAACTTATGGAACTCAATCTCACTACTAATGTTGATGTCCAGCCAGGCAAAGCTCCCAATAAACGGGATGGAACTATTGCTTCTCGATATGAACAGTTAAAAACAAATCGCAATCCCTTTGAAGATAGAGCAAGGGATAGTGCAAAGGTAACAATTCCAAGTCTCTTCCCTGACTCTGGGCAAGGCGATCAAGGCAGACTGAAGACTCCTTACCAATCAGTAGGCGCAAGAGGTCTGCTGCATTTATCAAACAAATTAGGTCTTAGTCTTTTCCCTCCTAATACTCCTTTCTTCAAGCTAGAGATTGACAACCTAGCTTTGAATATAGAAGAAGAAGGCCCAGAGATTAAGACTGAACTCGACACTGCATTAGTCAAGGTTGAGCAAGCAGTTATGACAATGCTTGAGACCATGTCAGCTAGAGCTTCAATGCACGAAGCTTTCAAGCAACTGCTTGTTTCTGGCAACGTACTTCTCTATATAAATCCAGAAGGGATAAGGGTTTTACACCTTCAGAACTATGTAGTACAACGTGACCCAATGGGTTGTGTTAAGGAAATTATCGTCGAAGAAGAGGTTTATCCTGATGCTCTTCCTGAAGGTTTTTTACCTGACAAATCAGATGAGAAAGAAACAACCGGGCCTGTAAAGAAAACAGTCAAGGTCTATACCTGCGTCAAGTTTGAAGATCAAGTCTGTACCTGGTATCAGGAAGCAAAGGGAGAAGAGATACCTAATACATATGGCATGTGCCCAGAGAAATGCAGCCCTTGGATTCCTCTACGCTTCAATCGAATCGACGATGAAGAGTATGGACGTTCATATGTTGAGCAATATTACGGCGATCTTCTGTCCCTTGAATCCCTATATCAAAGCGTCTTGGAAGGTAGTGCAGCCGCTGCCAAAATCCTATTCCTAGTTAATCCAAATGGAACTACTAGGCCAAGAACAATAGCCAATGCAGCCAATGGTGCAATCATCCAAGGCAATGCAGCTGACGTTACTGTTATCCAAAGTCAGAAGGCACAAGACCTTGGTATAGCTCAACAAACTATTGATCGAATAGAAGGAAGATTGCAATTTGCTTTCTTACTTAACACTGCAATTCAAAGACCAGGTGAAAGAGTTACAGCAGAAGAAATAAGATTTATGGCACAAGAATTAGAGGCATCTATTGGTGGTTTGTATTCAATTCTTACCCAAGAATTACAGCTGCCATTAGTACATAGGCTTATCTACATCTTGCAAAGAAAAGGAAAACTACCTAACTTTCCAAATGACCAACAGACAGGTGAACCATTAGTTAATCCAAAACCAGTTACAGGTTTAGAAGCTATTGGTAGAGGAGATGATCGCAACAAATTAGTTGAGTTTATCTCTGTCGCAAATCAAGCTCTTGGCCCTGAAGTCATGGCTCAGTATCTAAACATGGAAGAAGCTCTTAGGCGTTTAGC